TTCTGTGGTAAGGTGATGGGACTCTCTGCCTATGGAAATATAAAAAACCTAAAGAAAGATTGGAGAACACATTTTGAAGGCATACCACAGGTAGCATTAGAATCTTTACCTGGTAATGATTTTAGTTATGGTAATCTATCACCAGAGAATAAGGCAAAGCAACTTCAATATAATTTTGAAAATGCAATGCTTGAATATATGAAAGAGTTAAAGGAGAAAGATTACATCAATGATAATCTATGCCTTGCTGGTGGTGTCTTTCTAAACATCCTTGCTAACTCTGTGCTGCGTAAGAATAAGATAACAGACAATATACATATCCCACCATTTCCAGACGATACAGGACTATCTTTCGGTGCTGCAGCATATGGATTGTTTAAGAACAAAGAGCAGGTAAAACTACCTCATAACATTTCGCTATTCGGTAAGACATATAGTGATGAAGAGATAGAAGAAGCATTAGGAGATACCAAGTATAAGAAGTATGATAACTTTGATGAGTTGTGTAAGGTTACTGCGAAACATCTAGCAAATAATAAGATTGTAGGATGGTTCCAGAACAGGTCTGAGTTTGGTCCCAGAGCACTTGGTTCACGTTCTATCCTCATGAATCCTCAACCTAAGAAGAACAAGGATACTGTGAACTCACGCATCAAGCATAGAGAAGAGTGGAGACCTTTTGCTGGAATCATGTTGGAGGAACATCAGAAGGATTATTTTGTAGAAGATTATCCGAATGAGTATATGCTTTACTCTCTTGTGGTAAAACCTCATCAGAGAAAAAATATAGGTGCTATTACACATCAAGATGGTACTTGTAGAATACAAACTGTGAATAAGGAATTGCACCCAGAAGTTACTACACTTCTACAAAAATACAAAGATGAAACAGGATGTCCTATTCTTCTTAATACATCTTTTAATGATAACGGACAACCGATTATTGAGACACCACAAGATGCAATAGATACTTTTAATAATATAGATCTTGATTACTTATGTATCGGTAAATACCTTATAAATAAAAACTCATGAAGAACACAGAAATGAATTTCGCAGTCTACACAAAAGATGGTTGTCCTTATTGTGATAAAGTAAAACAGGTATTAGAGTTGACAGGAAGTAACTTTGTAGTATATAATTTGGGAGAACAATTCGATAGAAAATCATTCTATGGTGAGTTTGGTGAAGGTTCTACTTTTCCTCAAGTTGTTGTAGATGGTAAAAAATTGGGAGGATGTACAGATACAATTAAATATCTCAAAGAAAATCAAGTAATTAAAACTTGAACTATATAAGATAATCCGTATGGAGGTAACAAATGACCATTGAAACAATATTAGTCTTAGTGTTACCGATATCTTTTTTACTATTCTGTGCAGGAGCACTGGGTGGTTGGATTGCTAGAGATTATATGATGAACTATCAGGAGATACCAAGACCACATCCTGAGATGTTTGATATAAATGGGAACTTAGTTCCCGACGAAATTGTTGCATTTAGATTTGAAAATTATGACGAAAACTACTACGAAGACGAAGACTCCTAGCACTCGAAAGAAAACTGCTTCAAAACCTATGGAGGAATTACCTTTAAGACCTCTTGTATTTGAAGTTTTAGATTTAGTATCTAGACAAAGATCAAAGGCAAAGAAAATAGAAGCTTTAAAAAAGTATGAGGATTTTTCTTTAAAGGTTATTTTGATTTGGAATTTTGACGAAAGTGTAGTTAGTATTCTTCCGCCAGGTGAGGTTCCTTATGTGGGATATGATGAGAATGTTAGTTATAGTGGAACTCTATCTACAAAATTATCAAATGAAGTTCGTAAAATGCATGAGACGGGAAATTTTTCCTTAGGATCTAGTGATCAGCAAGGTCATACTACTATTCGTAGAGAGTCAAAAAACTTTTATCATTTTGTTAGAGGTGGTAATGATAACATGAATAATATTCGTCGTGAGACTATGTTTATTAATATTCTTCAGGGTCTTCATCCATTAGAAGCAGAAATTGTAAGTCTTTGTAAAGATAAAAGACTTGGGGAAGTTTATAAAATAACTAAAGATGTTGTTGAAGAAGCATATCCAGATATTAAATGGGGCAATAGATCATGACAAAACCAGTAGGTGAAGCACCACCAAAGACTGAGTTAAAAAAACCAGAGAGAAAGGAAATGGTCTGGACAAAAGAAGAAAGGGATACCTTGAGAGAGAAGTATGGTTCTGAAATACTTGTGGAGAATGGTTCATATGAAGATGTGAACACTACAAAAGCACCTAGTGATGCCTATATTATAAAGTATATGCACGAGGATAAAATTCATTTTGATCTAACAAGAGGAACTAAAATAAAACTATTTGATATGTATTGGGATAAATTTAAAGGTGGTATACAGTCCATTAACTATGGTAAGGGTAGTATCAAACCAAACCTCTGGGGATATCAGTCCACACCAACAAGAAAGAAAAAAAGAAAGGTCTAAACCAAAATCGACTTTTAATTCCAAAATATGCCGACAAAAAATTCGGCAAAATTTTTGACCTGTAGGGTCGATGTATAAAAAAAACATAGTACTTGACTATATACTATACATGTGTTAGTATTAACACAACGTTCATCCCCCTTCGACTGGGGACGCAAGTAAGCCGACTCGGAACGGATCGTTCATCTCATGGACATACTACTCGCTACTCTCCTCACTTGTGAGGAAGCAAAAGGTATTACTGATAAGGTAGCACCTTCTGATCCTGTGAGAACTGAATTAATTGAGGTTCTTAAGGTAAGTACTGAGAAAGGATGTGAATGGGACGCACAAGTTGACTAAAGGAACGGATTAAAACCCCTACTACTTTGGAGAAACCCAATGGCACAAGTCACTTATCGTGGTGTCCAGTATGACACCGATACACGTAAACAAGCAGCAAATACAGTGAAGGTTGAAGAAACCTATCGTGGTATCAAGTTCCAAAAAGAACTTGTAGCATAGTTACATTACGTCTTGTATTTAAAGAGCATCTATTGACAGATGCTCTTTTTTTGTGTAAAATAGTTAAAAGTCTAATATTATGGAAAAAGACAAATTAAAGTTAATAGTCCGTAATATGGAACTATTGGTTGATGCACTTAAAGCAGAAGTATATTCTGATGTTGATGCATACAAGAATTCAAAGGCATTTGAATCTCCAAGTGATTATGATGAACTCTACGATGATGACGATGGTTACCCCGATTAGCAGAGCAAAAAGAATGTTGAATTTATTGAAAAAATTGGTTAAAGAGGAATATCTTTATACTGACGATAAATTAGAAGAGGTAAAATCTCAAATAAAAATCTTGGAAGAAGAAATTGCCGAGAGAAAAACAAAAGTATCAAAAGGATTTGGTGAATGACCGTAAAACTTGTTAGTGTTACTCCTGATGCGGAGCAACTTATGGCATATATTGCTAGAGTATCTAATCCATCTAATCAGGATAATGAAAAGTATTCAGGACTATTAAAGTACTGTATCAAGCATAATCATTGGAGTGTCTTTGAGCAGTCTACTATGACTCTTGAGATAGAGACTACTCGTGCTATTGCTGCACAGATATTAAGACATCGTAGTTTCACATTCCAAGAGTTCTCACAGAGATATGCTGCTAGTACTGCATTGGGTGAGATTGATTTACCAGAACTTCGTAAGCAAGATTTAAAGAATCGTCAGAACTCTACTGATGACTTGGATCCAGAGATGGTTGAGAAGTTTAATCGTCAGATGATTACTTTGTTCAGTTCTTCTAAAGCATTGTATGAGTCTATGTTAAAGCAAGGTGTTGCTAAAGAGTGTGCTAGAATGGTATTACCACTCTGTACTCCTACCAGAATCTATATGACTGGTTCATGTCGTTCTTGGATACATTATATAAATCTAAGGTCTGCACACGGTACTCAGAAGGAGCATATGGTGATTGCAGAAGCATGTAGGAAGGTGTTTACCGAACAGTTCCCTGCAGTCTCAGAAGCCCTTGAGTGGGTCTAAATAAATTACATTACTTTATAATTATGGCTACATATCCTGTTGTAAATACTGAAACTGGTGAACAAAAAGAAGTCTCTATGAGTGTTCATGAATGGACTAAGTGGAGTGATGATAATCCCGATTGGAAAAGGGATTGGTCAGATCCTGATACTTGCCCATCATCACAAGACGTAGGAGAATGGAGAGATAAGTTAAGAAAGAAAGCACCTGGATGGAATGAAGTCCTAAAGAAAACGCAAAAAAATAATTATGGTAATTATATTAGGAATTTAGATTAATGGCGAGAAAGAAAAGAGCAACAGCAACAGAGCAACCTATAGGAGTTGGTTTAACTGCCAAGCAGATGAAAAGAAAAAAACCTTTAAATACTGATTATTTGGTTGATATTAATCCAATAACAGATAATCAGAAGAGACTGTTTGATTCTTATGGTGCAGGTAAGCATATTATTGCATATGGTGCTGCTGGAACAGGAAAAACCTTTATTACCCTTTATAATGCCCTTAAAGATGTATTAAATGAAAATACACCTTATGATAAGATCTATATTGTTAGATCTCTAGTTGCTACTCGTGAAATTGGTTTCTTACCTGGTGACCATGAAGATAAGTCTTCATATTACCAGATACCATATAAGCATATGGTAAAGTATATGTTCCAGATGCCTTCTGATGCAGACTTTGAGATGCTTTATGGTAATCTTAGAGCACAGGAAACTATTAAGTTTTGGAGTACGTCATTTTTAAGAGGAACTACACTTGATGATGCTATTATTATTGTTGATGAATTTCAAAACTTGAATTTTCATGAATTAGATAGTATAATAACCAGAGTTGGTGAAAATACTAAGATTGTATTTTGTGGTGATGCATCTCAAACAGATCTTACAAAAACCAATGAGAGAAATGGTATTGTTGATTTTATGAAAATATTGAGAGCAATGCCTTCTTTTGAAATGATAGAATTTGGTATTGATGATATTGTTCGTTCAGGATTAGTTAAAGAGTATCTTATTGCTAAATTAGAAGCAGGTATGTAATGTTTAATCATGTTGATGTGAATCTCCCTAAGTTATCAAGGGAGACTATAGATGGAGTTCGTTATTATTCTGTTCCAGATGAAGATGAGTTACTTAAGTTAGTTTCTATTACATCCGTCACTAGTCATTTTAATAAAGAGATTTTTGTTAATTGGCGAAAGAAGGTTGGTAATGAAGAGGCAGACCGTGTTACTAAGGCAGCAACTGGACGTGGAACTGATATGCATACTCTTACAGAGTATTATCTAAAGAATGAAAATTTACCAGAAGTACGTCCTATTTCTGATTTTCTCTTTAAAATAGCAAAGGGGCATCTTAATAAAATAGACAATATTCATGCTCTGGAAGGTTCGCTATATAGTAAAGAATTAGGTATTGCTGGAACTGTTGATTGTATTGCAGAATATGATGGTGAGTTAGCGATAATAGATTTTAAAACATCAAAAAAACCTAAACCCAGAAAATGGGTCGAGCACTATTTTGTGCAGTGTATGGCATACGGTTGTATGTTATATGAATTAACGGGAATATCCGTTAAAAAATTAGTAATCATCATGGCATGTGAAAATGGAGAGTGTGTAATTTATGAAGAATACGACAAAGCAAAGTACATCAAACTTCTCAGCAAATACATTAGAAAATTTGTTAACGATAAATTGGAGCTCTATGGAACCTAGTAAAGAATTAGAAAAGGTAATTGAAAGTAAGTTTCTAACACCTCAAAAATTTGCCATAGAGATTGAAAAAATTGTGGTAGATCAAGAATTAAATTATATTGATGCAATATTACATTATTGCGATTCAAATAGTTTAGAGATAGAATCAATTACAAAGTTAATTTCAAAACCATTAAAAGAAAAATTAAAGTGGGATGCACAAGAACTTAACTTTATGAAAAAAACTTCTAGAGCAAAATTACCTTTATAATGAAAGAACTTGAAGGAACCGTATTTTCAGAACCGTTTCCTCATTTAATTATAGAAAATTTTTATGATGATGAAGAACTTGACTTAATCTGGGAAGAACTTAAATTTTATACTAAACCTGGTAAATTACTTGAAGCAGAAGATTTTGGTGGAGTTGTAGGAAAGACAAATTCTCATGCATTATCTTTAGATGATGTTTATGAGAAAGAAAAGTATAGATCATTATCGAATATTTTAACTGTAAATAGAAAATTATTTACTTCAAATGCTCTTGATATATTTGCTAAAATACATGATTGTTGTTCTCATGCAGTTTTTTGTAATGAAGATTATACAAAGATTAGATATTATCATAATGGAGAGTATTATGAACCACATACTGACAGATGTTTTAATTTCTTAGCATTTTCTTATTTCTACAAAGAACCTAAAAAATTTGAGGGTGGTGAAATATATTTTCCCAAATACAAATATGAATTGACATGTGAGAATAATTCGATTATAATATTACCAGGTTGGGTTGAACATGGAGTCAAACAAGTGAAAATTAATGATTCTGATTATTATGAAGGGTATGGGAGATATTGCATCTCTAATTTCTTCTTTAACAGAGTAAATGATTTTAATACTAAATGAAAGTGACTCCATTTGAAACGTATAGAACTTATCTTTCAATGAAAAGTCATTTTACTAATCCTAAATTTGACTTTTTTAAATATGGTGGTAAGTCAAGAGCAACTGTGGCATCCTTTAATAAACGAAAGGATAAGTATTGGTTTGAAAAAACATCTAGGAAATATTCCGATCAACAAATATTGGATTTCCTATTATCAAATTTTGTAATTGCAGACAACCCACAAAACTTATGGATTGGAGAAATTATCAATTCTGGCGAAAGAAATTACGCCGACTGGATGAGACGGAAACAGAGTTTGACGTACTTATTCAAGGAACAGTCAGAGAAATTGCTCTCAGAGAACGAATTACAAACAGTATTCGATTGCTCGAAGGGACATCCAGTTATTCTAAAAAGATATCTGGGTGGAGAGATTTCGCTAGAAACACTTACGATTATGGAAAAGGTTTTTTCTTTCGTAAGAGATTTCGATAAGAAACTTACAGACCCTGTGTGGGAAACCGTAAGTCTTAAAATCAGAAAATATATTCCCTTCATAAATATTAACGTGTACAACTACAAAAAAATTCTAAAGGAGGTTATTAGTAATGGCTCTTGACAATGCAGAAGTTCTTAAGAACTTACAGGAACAATTGACTACAGTTCAACAACAGGTTGCAACTGGTCAAGCAACTGTATTAAGACTTCAAGGTGCAATTGATGTGCTTACTCAAATTGAAGATAGTAAAGAAGAGACTACTGAAGAAGCACCAGTTGATGGTGGTGAAGTAGAATCAACAGAAGAGGGTTAATGTCTAAGTTTTTCGAGTCTGAAATTATTCGGGACGAATTAAAGGAAATTAATCAACTACAACAAGATGTTTACGGATCCATGTTATCTTTTGGTGATATGGAACGTGAGGATCAAATTGAACATATTGAAATGCTTTCTACTCTTTTAGAAAAGCAAAGAGTTATGTATACTCGATTATCTTTATCAGATGATCCAGATGCTGTCAAAATGAAAGAACAATTAGAAAAATCAGTAGAACTAATGGGTTTCCCTGCAGGAACTGATATTTCTGTTTTATTCAGTGGTATGACACAAACTATTGAGAAACTCAAACAGGTTGTTGACCCGTAAGAGTTTTTTTGTTATAATAAAAACAAATCCAATTAAATCCAAATTAATCCGAGGTAATCTAATGTCGTTTGCTAAACTTAAAAAGCAATCAAAACTAGGCTCTCTTACACAAAAACTTGTGAAAGAAGTCGAAAAAATGAATAATAATGGTGGTCAAGGAGATGACCGTCTATGGAAACTAGAATGTGATAAATCAGGTAATGGTTATGCCGTTATCCGTTTCCTACCTGCACCAGATGGTGAAGATCTACCATTCGTAAAACTATACTCCCATGCCTTCCAAGGTCCTGGTGGTTGGTATATTGAAAACTCTTTAACCACTCTTGGTGGTAAAGATCCTGTTTCTGAGTTTAATACTACTCTATGGAACAATGGAACAGATGCAGGTAAAGATGCTGCTCGTAAGCAGAAGCGTAAACTTACATATATTAGTAACATCTATGTTGTGAAGGATCCTACTAATCCTGAGAACGAAGGTAAAGTATTCTTATACAAGTATGGGAAGAAAATCTTTGACAAACTTACTGCAGCAATGCA